AGAAAATAGCGGGGCTAGTTATTTAGCGATATAAGCCACCGCGTTCATTACGAGAAAAGATCCACGCCCAAGCTCCCAACCGCCGCTGGCCCATTGGAACTCTCCACCAGGGCTGACATGGAAAAGGCACGTGCCTTTAGGGGAAAAAATGGGGAACCACTGCCGCCCGGCAGGTCTCCACCCTTCCGGGAGCGGGGATGCGAAAACGCTAGCACCAGCATTAGTGCCACATACCAGCATCCCTGTGAAAAACACGCGTTTACCTTGCCGGAAAATCCTTAGCGGCGCGTCATTAGAAGGCTTCGTCCAGCCAGTAGCTAGCGGCGGGAGCGGGAGTTCCTCGATAGGCGGGTCAGCATGGATAGTAGGGAGACTAGCCATAATATTTTTCCTTTCCAAAAACTTGTTTTATTCTGTCGTGCGTGTCCAGATTGCGACGCCCATGATCGCGGTACGCACCGAAACCGCTGTACCAACCGAGCGGTTTTGTAAATCCACCCGCAAAGCATTAGCCCCGCTAGGAGCGAGCTGGCAGGCGATAGGCATCGTGTAAGTTAACGTCTGGTTGTCTTCGGATAGTTCATAGGAAAACGTCATACCCGCGTCCCCATAAACTGTGCCGTTCACTAGCATTCGGCATGACCCCTCAAAGCGACTGCCCCAAACGAATTTATAGTTGATTCTGACGGACCCAGTCACTATCAGCAGCGCTTTATCTGCCCATGCCGGGATATTGACTGACGCGCTGCGAATAGTTTTCCAGCTACTAGACACGCTGGTCGAGTCCTGACTGGTAGGCGCGTTAATCGGGGTCGCTTCCATCTGCTCTTTCAGCGCAGACCCCTCAATAATCCCCTTGCCGAGTTTTAGATTCCCGCCCGATATATTAAGCGTCCCGCCATCGGCAATGATGATGTTGCCGCCGTGCCTAACCCGCAGGTTGCCCTGGGAGATACTTGCGTTTTCTAGGGTGCGTGTCCCGGTAGTGTCGATTGCTGCCTGTATAGCGCGGAATCGCCTTTGCGCGGCGTCTATGCCTGACGGTAGCGGAATATTAGACACGTATTTTCACCCCATCCATATTGCGAAAGCGGTTATCTCAGCTTGCCCGCGATCATAGAAAAGATAATGTTCTCCGTCGACCGTATGCTCTAAATCGACCCCGATTTTTTGCCCCCCGGTCACCGGGACGGTTTGGCAGTCCATCATGCCCTGGTGGATCCAGTCAAAATCGTCACAAGCTACGGTTAGCGGGCTATACTCAGGGCATTTAATCCCCTGGATACTCGAACGCACCCGGGCTTGGATACGGTCAGATTCCGCAGCATCCGGAGTTGCATGCCCTTTATAAAGCGCCACCGCGAAAATAATCCCGGTCTTAGCCCAAACCGGGGCGGTGACCTCCACGCCCCCGATCTTGTGCCATTGCCCAATCCGCCACCCAAGCTGAGCCGTCACCGGGACGCGTACGGTGTCGCTCATCGTGACCCAGATATGATTTTTAAGAGCCGAAGCTGGGAGAGTGCCAGCTAAAAGTTTCAGGTTTCCGGTGACGATTTCGAGGCTGCCGCCGTCTAGGACTTCGAGGGTACCTTTGCCGCGTACCGTCACCCCACCTTTAGAGATAGTCGCAGATGAAAGCCGTCTGCCCCCGTAGGAATTCTCTTTCTCAACCGTGCGAAGAATCCTCGCCGGGGTTTCAGCCGTCACCGGTAGCGGGACGCCATCGCCAAGCATTTTTTACCCCCCGATTTGTGCCACATAGGGCTTTACCAGTTCTTTCGCGGGGTCGAGCGACCAACCCACAACCCTTATTTTGCGGTCAATCTTGAGCGTGTCAGTATCAACAATCAGCCTGACATCGTCGCCCATGTGCCAGTCGATACCGAGCCGGGGGTACTCATCTAGTTTTTGCGTGAGCGTGAAAACCTGCACACCACCCGATAAAGCCGCCAGTAAACCTTTCGCGTGAGTGTCTAAAGTCGGCTTCAAAGTCACGGAATCGAAAGTTTTCCGCACCTCAACGCGAGGATAGCCAGCGTTCTCGCGTGCCGCGTCAATCATCGGAGACGAGAGCGGTCTATCCTCACCCTCACCGCCGCCAGCCGCGATAACATGCGTGGCATACTCCGACTCCCCGAAACGTTCTTCGAGGGTCGCTTCTATTAGCCCGCCGGGTAGCTCAAAAACCGCCTGCGGCTCATCGGTCGCAATCCCGATGCGGGGCGTGCCGCATTTGAAAACCGGGATAATCGCGGATTGTCTTTGCCTGTCCTGCCACTCAATGCTGATGTGCCATTCGGGTCCGCCAATCACGCCCGACAAATCCGAAAGCCTCTTATAAAGCGTCGCGGCGTCGTCGTCGTTATATTCGCGGTCGCGCTTAACCCCGCTCTTTGGCGCGTCAATCAGAAATGGAATCCCGTCCGGAATCGCCTGACGGACAAGCCATGCCGCAATATCGGACTGGTCTATCTGGTCAAACCTGCGGGCGGGCGTGTAGCGGCGGTCTAGGTAATCTTCGGGGGATGAGCACGATATCGACATGACCCCGCTAGTGGCAGACCTAGACCGACCGGTAATAATCCCGCCCCAAGCGATAGTGCCATCATCCAGGACAGCCGCGACCCAAAACCGCCAAGGCGCGGTCAGGCTCTCCCAGTCCCGCGGGCATGCCGGGTCATGAATAGGGAGCTTAAACCCGGCGGTGGAAATAGTTTGCATCGCCCGCTCAAAAGAATCACCAGACGCCAACGGCAACTCTGCCTGTATCTGCCCGGTTTGTATGTCACACGCCAAAAAAAACATGATTGCTAGTCCCGCCGTTGCACGACAAAAGACCCAATAATTCGGGCATTCTGCGGCGGCGTATCCCCCTGCACTTCCAACCTCCCCCTAGACAGTTCGCACCACCAAAGATCAGTTTCGCTCCCTAGAATTCCGCGCCACGCAGCACCCATCGCTACACCGGTCGCAATAGTATTCCCGGAGCCATTCATAGACACATCCACAGATACTAGGACTGTCCCCCCTGGTAGCATTGTGCCTGTTACGCTCCCGTACCGCGCAACGTTCCCTAGCGTGTATTCTGTGACCTCCGGGTCTTTACTAGCCCCCGCAAGGCTTGCCTCCGCCCCTGGGGTTACGCGCGGAGCGCCACTATTGCTCACTCTGATCGACGCTAAAATAATCGCCCCGTCAGGCGTGACCGGTGCGCTAGGATAGCTAGCCGGAGTACCCTCGACAACCTCAATTTTTGCCCCGCGCCCTGTGTCCGCCGTTTCCTCCACGCTTAGTGCGACTAGGTCGATGCGGTTGAAAGTCGCGTGAGGCGCGGCAAGCGGCAGGGTCACCGGATTCTTTACCCCCGTCAAGAAAGACCCGCCCGCCGTGGTTACGATGCAATGCCCCGGCTGCACCGTGACCTCAGTCGAGGACGCGGACACGCTGCAACCCCGCAAAATACCAGGGTTAGCGCGGAAAGGCTCCGTGTCGGATTTAGGCTCGAAAAACACGGCGAAAAGATCCCGCAAATCCCGCCCGGTGTATTCCGGTTTATTATCCGTGCCGGCATCTAGCGCCCACGGAATCAATAAATCTTTACTAGCATCAGCCATAATAAAATTTCTCCTTAAATATAGGATTCCGCGACCCGTATTTTCAGCCTTGCATCTTGCGAGAATGCATCCGCCGACCACGTGATTAAATGCTCGCCCACATCTATCGCCGGGAACCCCCCGGAAATAGCGCCACGCCGAGACGCCCCGTTAAGCTCAACCGTTCTAGCCTCCGGGTCAATCACCAGACGCTCACCCGCGCTCATGTCAAGATTCACCGCGACACGCCAGCCCGCGACCGCATCCCTAATAACCGGATTTTTTACCGGACCGGTAATAATAATCTGCGAGAGTGGACGCGCCGAACCGCCCACGTTAAAACGCAGCTCACCAGCAACGAAACTAGAGCGGATAATAAACGGCACCCTGAAAGGCACCCTAAGCCCCCCGGACTTTTTCGGTAGCGCGGTCTCGTACACATCCCACGCGATAGCCCCGGTCTCCCAATCGACAGGGTGGGCGAAAGGCGACGCCGCCACGAGCGGAATCTCTAGGTGTGCGCCGACCCGGTGCTTTTTCACCTGGATCTTATCCTCACACCGCACTTGCCAGCCGAGCGGAAAATCCCGATAGTCCCGTACCCGCAAAATATCAGGGACGCGGAGCGGTAACGCGTTTTTTATTTTATCGACCGCCACATTCACTAGCCCCGGCTTGTCTGGTGGTACACGCACCCCGACATTCAGCGAAAGCCGGGTTGCGCGTATCCAGGTGCGTCCCATCCAGTCACCGTCCCGCCACGCCCGCGCCCCGGTTTCCCCCTCTAGGGTGACATCATAGATTTTCGGTGCATCATTTAGCACCCAAAATATGCCGTCGCTATCGCGCACCCCGAAAGTTAGCCCGCCGATGCGCGCGGCGGTTTCTTGCCACGTGGTGACCGGCTCAGCCTGCAGCGGCTTGTCTATGCTAGGCATAAGCACCTCCAAGAGCATCAGCGGATTCAGGGACAGCGAGCAGACGGCGGGACAACATCGACATCATCTTCACAGGATCATCAGATTTCAGCGTGTTGTTGATTGTGACCGGCGCACCCGCACGCCCGCCATATTGCGAGCCTGCATTAGTGATGCGGTTAGCATTCCCGTAATCCGGCTCCGCAATCATCCCCGGCAAACCTGCCGTTAGCCCCGTCAAAGTCGCTTTCACATTAGCGACCCTGTCCTGCAAGCCCTTGTCGAAGCCCTCAATAATCCAACGCCCCTGCGGTCTTAATAACCGTTTGTCTACTGATTCCGGACCCTTCCAAGACGTGAGCTTGGAGGTCAGATTACCGAGAATATTTTTCACGCTCGAAAACATGGATTTTATCCCATTAATCAAGCCCTGTATGATTTTGCGACCCACGCCAGACAGCAGCGACCCTGCACCAGAAAACGCTGACCGGATTTTTTGCGGTATCGACCGTATCGGGGATAACACTTTTCCGACCCCGCCAGTCACGATAGACCTGAGAGCGTTCCAAGCACCTGAGAAAATGCTTTTAACAGTTCCCCATACCGAGGTGCAAATGTTCTGGATGAATCGCAACCCGCCATTAATTGTGTTCCCTATAGCACCCATTACGGTCGAGATAATCGACATTATCCCAGACCACACGCCCGAGACTAGGGACGCTATCCCGCCGAATACGGTCGTGAAAATCCCGGCAATAAATTGTATCGCCCCGGAAAGCACCCCGGTCAGGAAGTTCACGAACCCCATCCCGACCTGGATTATCCCAGTTATTAGCGGCACTACCAGCCCTAACGCAACATTTAGGACAGTCACGATAGTGGATGCTATGGCGGATAGTATCGGGGCGACCACTGACAGGACAGCCGAGATGAGCGGCAGGACAGCGGCGAGGATATTCCCAATAATCTCCACAATCGGAGCGAGCGCCGAAATCAAGGTCGCAACCGTACCTGCAACCAGACCGATAAGCTCACCCAAGCTAGGCAGCACCGGGACAATCGCGGCTAGGACTTGCCCGATAATCTCCGCCAGCATCGGCAAAAGCGGCGCGATAGCGGAGACTAGCGACAAGAACACTTGCGCCACTACCTGCAATAATGCCCCAATCTGAGGGAGCACAGGTACGAGCGCATCAATCAAAGCGGTTATTACCTGCCCTAGTACCGGCATTAACTGGGCGATAGCCGCCCCCAGAGACCCCGCGAGTTGAGCGGCTACGAGTTGTAGCATTTGCCCAATCATCGGGAGTACCGGGGCAAGCCCGGACACTAGCGAGGTGACAAGATTCCCCAGCGAGGGCATGATGCCCGCTAGTGCTCCGCCTAGTGAGGTAAAAACTTGCCCAAAGATTGGGGCAAGGCTAGTCATAACGGGCGCTATCTGAGTTATTACCCCGGCGACCGCGTCACCGATAGTCTTAAATACGGGTTCTAGCTTGGTCATTAGCGACCCGATTAGGGAGAAAATGCTGCTAATCCCGCCGCCCATTCCGGACATGCTAGAGAAAAGCCCACCGAGCGCGGACTGCAAAGCCGGGGAGGACTGGATAATCTTCCCAATAATCCCGATAGCAAGCCCGATTGGACCGGTCAGCCCTTTGAAAGCCACCCCAACCATCGGCAGTTTCGTTAGTAGCGGTCCGAAAGCACCGGCGGCGGCACCGATTATCGGCGCGAACTTTCCAAGCGCACCGGTAACGCTAGATAAGCCGCCTTTGCCGAATGCCTCAAACTTCTGCCCGATACTCTCAAAAACGGGCTGCAGTTTCGCGGTCACCGCGTCGGCGACGTCTATCAGGTGTTTTAAGAGTTCTTTTAAGCCGGGGAGCATTGGGGCGATAGCGGACGCACCTAGACGTCCTAGCGCCGCACCAAAGTTCTTCATGGCACCGGTCGAGGTGTCGGCGGCTTCAACTGCCGCCTTGCCCAAAACCGATTGCATCGCCGTGTCGAACTTTTCAAAACTGAGTTCGCCATTACTAGCCATTTGCCGGACGGCTTGCTCAGTGATCCCCATAGAGCGGGATAAAAGACCGACAGCAGGAACGCCGTTTTTAGTTAGCTGATTCAAATCGGCGACAGTGACCTTGGACTGCCCCGACATTTTCGCCCAAATATCCGAGATATGCCCGAAATCTTTACCCGACAATTGAGCCGCCGCTGCAATATTTTTTAGCGACCGCTCCATCTTGTCGGCATCACGAATCGAGCCACCGAGCTTACCCGCAGCCTGAGCCGCATCATTTAGCCCGAAAGCCGTTCCCTTAACCGCATTAAGGGAGGCTTTCATCATCCCCTCGGTTTCTGCGGCAGTAAATTTTAGAGACTTTAGGGACGCACGCGCCGATTCAATACCAGTAGCCCTAGACCAGCCCTTTTTAAGCGCCACAGCCCCGACAGCCGCAATCGCTAAACCAGCAGAGGCAGCGACCGATTTAAGCCCCGCGAACGCTTTCGACCCGGCAGCACGCATCTTAGAAAAAGACGCCGACATCGCCGAATGTATCCGCCCGCCGACCGCCTGGAAATGCGGAGTAAGACTAGAGAAGCTAGATTTAATGCTGGCTATTGCCGGGGCTGCCATCGCGGAGAGCCGTCCAAAAGCAGCCCCCGCTTTGCTAATCCCGGGAGCCACTAGGCTAAATGCTTTAGACGCAAGCCCCCCAATCTTCCCGAAAGCAGACCCAGCAACCCCGCCTAGCTTCCCGAAAGCGCTAGACCATAGCCCCCCGGCTTTAGTCGCAGCAGAAGCGGAGACACTTAAAGACTTGCCGATTGCCCCCGTGAATGGTTGTATCCAGCGGGGCGCGCCCTGGAAAACCTTAGACCAGGCTTGAGACGTGATAGTCGCAGCCTTTCCGAAACTGGTTCCAAGCCCCCCGGCTTTTTTCAGTGCGTTATTTACGAATCCGCCGAGCGACCCCGAAACCTGAGAAAACGACTTAGACGCGGCTTTGCTATTGCCCGCCCATGCGGTCTTGAACGCCCCGCCAACCTGAGAGGCTTTAGCCGCCGCGGTCTTGAACGCCCCGCCCGCTAGGTTAGTGGACGCGGCTAGTTTCTTTTGTGCCGCTTCTGCGAGCTTAGAAGCCTCAGCAGTTTTAGTTAATGCGGTGTCGTAGACTTTTTGAGCCGCCGCCGCCTTCTGAGTAGCCACATCATGATCGCGTTGAGCTTTAGCAAGCCGCTCCGCCGCCGCTATGGCTTGCGGGGAATCAGCCCCGAACTTAGCCACTGCCGCCGCGTACTGGGCTTGAGCGACCTTGACGCGCCCTGCCGCGTCTGCGACCCGGTTTTCCGCGACCGTGAGTTTTAGGGACGCGGCTGCCTGGTCAGCTTTCGCCTGCTTTAGCGCGTTGGAGGTGACTTTAACTGAGTTCTCGAGCGCCTTAAAAGAGTTCTTGCCCAGCCCCTTAGTAGCGCTAGAGAACGACTTATTAAACGCGCCCCCGAACTGTTTACCGGCACGCACTGATTCGCGGGCGACACCCGCCCTCATGCCCTTAAAAGAGGGCGCTATCGTGATCCAAGCAGTTGAAGCTATACCCGCCAAAGCAGCCCCCTTTATTTAGTTTTTTCGGTTAGTCAGTCTGGTATTGCTGAAAACGTTTTCAGCGTGTCCTCATACCAGGCTTTTTCTTCTGGATCCATGCCCGCAATCAGGGCGCGCTCCGCCGTGTCTGCCGCGTTATCGCGCCACGGGTACGTGAACAAAATCGGTTTTTCTTCCTCATCCCGGAGCGCGTTCATCACCCGCTCCCAACCCCGCACCTGCCAGATTTCGGTGCGGCTCATCGGGTAATCCCAACCCGTGAAAGACGCAAAAACCCTAGATGCGGAGTCGGTGAGGATTTCAACCGCCGCCGCCATCGCGAATGAAAAGCCCCAATCCATGACAACGGTTAGGGGCGTGTGAAAACGGCTTAGTAGGTCGAGATTAAATAATTGGGGGCGGTCAAGGCACAGGGAGAGCGCCGCGACCGCTACTATTCCCCCGGCTCATCACCCAAAGCATCAGCCGACGGCAATTGCTTCCCGATTTCGCCCGCAAACTTAGTGAATTCTTCAAAATAGCACGCGACAATCACAGTGAATTCAGCCATTCCGACTTCATCAATGGTCGCCGAGGCTTTTTTATCCCCCAAAGCATCTAATAAATCAAAAAATGCATCGGTCTGATCCTCGACATCGCGGACTTTCTTAAAAACCTTGGTTTTAATATCTAGCGGTAGTTTTAGGACGCCGCCCGAGGTCTGAAAAGTAATATATTGCCCGCGTACTACAGGTTTTAAGTCGGCGCGGGTCGGAATCTTAAAAGCTAGTTTCTTGCTGGTAGTCATGTTTTTTCTCTTTCAATAGTGCTTTTATTGGGTGGTGCTGGTGGTTGCGTATAGAAAAACCCCGGCTAGGGGAGCCACCAGCAGGAAAAACCCAGACCGTCTAGGCGGAAACCTCACGCGCCGCGCGGGCGTGGCAAAGGAAACCCACAAAAAAAGCCGCACACGCGGGGCGTGTGAGGCGCTAAAGATTCCGTTAGAGGTCTAGATTTTTTCCCTCCCCTAGCCAGGGTCGTATTAAAACCCCGAGTAGTTAGCTAGTGATAGCTGCGGGTGAGACGTCGCCTTTCACTCCATCGGGGAAGATATTCCACTCAGCGAACTGTCCGCCCTCATGTTGCGGGTCGGTGCTGAACTTGACGGTCACTTCGTAGCCGAGAATGCTGCCGCGTTCCGACTTCGATTCCTTAACCTCTTTAATCTGCATGTTAGCGCTAGCGCGGCGGCGAATCATCGTATTTTTGAAAATTTCCGCCACAAAAAGCGCGTACCGATTCGGGTTGCCGCCCGCGTCCACCACGAAAAAGCCGTTAGCGTCCGGTTTGATCCCGCGAATGAACTCGACGGTGGTCGGGTCAGTTTGCGCCAGGGTGAAAGTTAACTCGCAGTTTGCGAGACCGGAAGGCATAGAATATCCCTCCTGCCAAAACTCCTGCGCGTCCCCGTCAGCCTCAAGTTTCCACTCCGGACCGCCATCTTTAGTAATCAAGCCCAGCCGTTTCCATTCAGCGGGTAACTTGTAGTCTTTTTTCCCGCCCTCCTCAGGGGTGGGAATCTTAGTCCCGTACGGTGCGATAGCGATTGCGCCGGTCACGGGGACATTTACAGCTTTAAGGTCATTGCCTTGTGCATCAGCTGCCATAGTAATCATTTCCTCCTATATTGATTGCAGCCCCCGTGATATATAGGGAGCAGGTGATATACCGCAAATGCGGATAGGTTTGGTCGGTGATTGGTTGCGGTCCGACCAAGCTAAAAACGTGGGTTACAGGCGTGGTTTTCGCGTATGGTAAGGCACGGATTAGGGCGCAAAGGTTTTCAGCGTCCTGGTCAGCGAGCCACCGCTTAGGCGCTGAGACTGTGAAAGCAATATCGCGGGCTTGCTGCACCCCATCCGGTAAATCCGTGCCTCCATCGTCTCGGACTACCACCCAGCGGGGCGGGACGCGCGGGTTATCTGGTTCTGGCCATGCCGCGAGAAACTCCGGGGGATTGGGGGCGTCCCAGTTTTCCCGGAAATATCGGATAAGCCACGGCGTCGGGTTTTCATAGTGCACGATCTGCATCTAAAACCCCCTATTAGTATTTTTTGGCGCGATTAACCGCCTTGCGTAAATTCCCGGTTTTGGCTTCGAGGATTGCGGCTTTCCAATCATCAGCGACGACCTGCCACATGGTGCGCCGCTTCGATTTAACTTTCCGGGTGTGGATCGAGCGTTGATAATCCCCGGTATCGTAGGGGGCAGTTGCGCGGGCTTCAATCGCGGCAGCTTCGGCAATCGTGTGTGTCAGTTGCGAGATTGACTGGTCATGCCCGATACGATTAAAAAAATCCTCGTTTATTTCGACCTCAACATTTACGGCTTTAGACATGAGCGCTCTCCTATCCTGTCGAGGCTTTCAGATGTACGACCGTACCCATGAAAGACAAGCCGGGGAATGGGTTCTCGTAAAACTCGGGGTGTCCGTCCACGTCAAAAACCCGGTCGCGGTCAAATAGCCGCGCTTCTATACGGTCGCCGGGCATAATGTCGGCGGTTTGGTCTGGCAGGTAGAGCGTCCACGCGTCCTGCACCTGCAAACGCCCGACCTGGTCTGTCGAGAGGGTCGAGCCGGGCGCGATAAACCCGCGTATCCGCTGTCGTTCTGGTGGGTATTCGTCCCAGTCCGCGAGCCGCTCTGTCCCGTCATACGGGTCGCTAATACGCTGGCGGCGGAGCCGGTACAGGTCTTGAGATTTGTAATTAAAGAACATTTTCACCACCCTGGACCGAGCGGCAATCTATACCGCGCTAAAACCTGTTTTTCCGGCTCCAATAAAAGCGCTTGAGATACCGGCACCCCGCCCGCGATTGTCCCGAATCGCATTGAGAATGGTCCGGTCGTTTGCTGCACCACGCCCTGCGAGGCGTTGCCTATTTGTATCCGCTCGGCGAGTGCTTGCGCGATTTGGAAGATTTCGGCACACTCTTTCGGGTCGTATCCGTGCCGGATTGTGGCTTTTATACCTCCGAGCCGGGACGGTAAGGCGGTTTTACCTACACGGATTAACCCTGCATCTGAAAACTCGAAAGCGTCAGCCGTGATTTCTTGCCCCGCATACTCTAGCCGCTCCACCTCTAAAAGCCGGAGGGTTGGCAGGTTGATTGTGCGTGTCCCTGTCGCGTCCCGAGTGAGGGTCTCGGTAATGATCGGGCAGATATGCCAGCGGGCGTAGGCTCTGATTATTCCCCATGCCGCGCCCCTCGTGCCTTGTCCGCCTGGCGGCGTGTCTGGCACGCTATACCGGTCAGGCTCCATCACTGCACCCCCTATTTAGTGTTTATTTGTTTGCTTGTTTAACGGCTTTATTAGCCGGCTTTTGGGCTTTACGTCGCGGCGCGGGTTCTTCAATCAGCAACCCTTTAGCGCGTAAATCCGCTGCCGTATCCGGGTTGACCTGAATCCGTACCGGTTGCCCCGCCCGCCGTATTGTCACAATCTCCAAAATCTTCCCCCATGTGTTAGGTGGTGCCATTGCCCGCCCCCGCGAATAGGTTCCCCGGTGTTCTCACTGATATTTAATTTGGAGTGACCACATCAGCCGCAGACTTTGAGAGCCAGGGAAAACTACCCGCAAAAGGCGGGCAATGACACCTAGATTAATTTGCCGCTCAGGTTATGCGGCGGTCTTTTCGAGCAGGCAGAACGCAGATGGCATATACACCGCGAGCGCGAGGCGTTCCTCAGCCAAAATGGTTACCCTGTTGTGGGTAAAATCGTCCTCATTCTGGAACGCAGTCCGCACCGCTACTCCGCCCTTGTGGTACACGGTCGCAGCCTGCTTGCCCGCACCGACAAGGACTTTGCCCTTTTCGATTGCGGGGGTGACGATCGTGGTTTTGCCCCATAGCGGCGGGTTTTGGAGGATACCCCCGACACCGTATTGCCCGGTGAAAGGACCGCCCGCGAAATACTGACCGTTCTGGTCTTTCTTTAACCGGATTTCTTGATAATCCGCCGGGTTAATCAGGATACCGTCAGCCTCTAGCCCGGTGGTTTCGGATATTTGGGAGCATGCCCGGTAAATATCGTCCACCAGGTCGGTCTTGGACTGCATTTTTTGTAGCCCCTCGCGGTTCAAAAGCCCGAGGACGTTAGTGCCTTGTCCGTCACCGTGTAGCAGCTGGTGTTCCTCGAACTTTGCGAGTTCCCGCAAAAGCCGGTTATTGATCTCAGTGACCAGGAATGCTTCATCTTCTAGCATTTCGGTAGACAGCTTGATATAGCCGGCGATCTTGCGGACAGTTTCGGTTAGTTCTTTGTATCCGGGGAAGTGCAGTTGCGGTTTCTTGCCCTCTTCCGCGACGGTAGTGAAAGCGCCCTCGACAGCCGCCCCTAGTTGCTCGGTGAAATAGACCAGGGTCGGGGAATCTAGCGCGCCCGCACCTAGGAAATCGGCTACACGCAGCGGCGGCTCATATTCTCGGATGATATTCCGGTCAATAGTCACCGGCTTTAAGTGTTCGGGTAGGGTGCCGGTTACGTGGGTATCTGTCGCAGCCTTGAACTCGGGGGCGGTCATAGACATATCGGTCATTTGCGGAGAAGTCCGGGATTTCTTGAGTCTCGCGCCTAAAGTTTTCACCACGTGAGCACCCAGCGACTTAGCCGGGACGTCCTTATGTTCCTGCTTCTTGTCACCTAGCGCCTTGGTGATGGTTTCGGATTCCTGCAGCGCTTCTAGCTTTGCGGATAGTTCCTTGACCTCGGCGCTAGCGGTTTTTACAGCATCAACGCTGCCAACCCCGGTGTTTAGCGCGGTCTGAGCCGCCTCTAGACGTTTCAGGGCGGCGGCTAACATTTCTTTCAGGTTCATTATTTTTCTCCTTAAATGTTTAGTAAATGGTTTGCGCGGGCGATTATCGCGTCCGCTTCTTTTTTCACTGACTGTTTGCCGCCCTTACGCGGGTCAGTCTCCGAATCCTCGGTCTCTGACCCGGTTCCGCCGGGTTCATCATCAGTAGGCTTTTCATCTTCTTCGGGGGTTTCTTCCCCCTGGTTTTTCTCGATAATCTCGGCTACGAGCTCAACGATTTTTGCGAGCTGATCCTCGAGATTCTGTAAATCTTCGGTTAAATCCGTTTCCGGCTCTTCCTCGGCATCTTCGGGGGCTTCGTCCTCGCTAGGCGCGGTTTCATCTTCTTCATCTTGGAGGGCTTTCACCGACTCAATCGAGGTCGCTTGATTCGCGCCCACCGGCACAATCGACACCTCGAAGATTTTGCAGCCGGTAATCTCAAAGCAATCTTTTTTATTTTCCCCATCCGTCACCTGATAGGCGAAAGACATCTGCCGCACCCGCTGCTCTTTCAGCAGCTTGTAGGCGTAAGCGGCTTTCGGGTTATCGAGGTCGAGCTGGACTTTCACGAATAGCCCGTGCTCATCCTCCGTAGCTTCTAAAGTGGTGCCGAGGTTCATTTCAGGGTCGGAAGTTTCATGGCACCAATAGCAAGGGATACCTGCCCCGCCGTCCCCGAAATCTTTAAGCGATTCCGCGAAAGCGCCCTTAATGATTTTGTCCCCGACGGAGTCCACGTTTCCGAAGACTGAGGCGTACCCGGTGAACTGCCCGGCGATGAGGTTGTCTTTTGCGCCTATCCGGTCGATTTTCAGGTTTAGTTTTTTGGTTTTCATGACCGTATTTTTCCTTTCTGCTCCCGCCGGGAGCACCGGGGGGTTCTCATACCATGCGTTAATTGCGTTTATTGAGGACTCTGAGCGTGCCTCTTTTTCGGCGCGTTCAAGGCAAATATCTTTGCCGGGGTCTAGGCAGATAATCCGGATACCGCGCTCTGCCATATCCGCGAGTGCCGCGTTAGATGGTCTAGTGTGGATTGCCCACACATCCGCATCTATATCGTCCGCGAAGCCCCTGCCTTGTCCGGCTTTTCTCATGGCTTCCGCGACACGGCGAATATCATCTTGCCCCTGTTGGTGCGGGGTGCCTCCGGTGGCTTCGACTAGCCGGTCAAAGTCAATTAGCGGGTCGCCTGCCTTTCGGTTTTGTCTCGCATACGTGGTTTTTCCGGCACAGGGCGCGCCTATGATGATTGTTTTCATTCCCACACCTCCACCAGAGCAGCGCCGGTTAAATAATCCCCGGTTTTCGCCTGGTGCTCAGTGATGATCCCCTTGAAACGTTCCGCGATAGCGCCCGCATCATTAGCGGGGGTGCCGGTCTTAGTAAGATCCTGGGTTAGTTCTTTAACCCATCGCCCCCAATCCACGCTGCCGCCCGCGTCTGTGCGTCGCTTCAACCTGTCAGCCGTTTTAGCTACTATCTCTAGCGCGGCTTGTCCTCCAACCTCCGGGGGGCGTCCCTCCCCGCCATCAGTCGGAGACGCCAAACCACCCTCCAACACATTTAGCGGAGTTATCAGCTCATCCGCACCCTCAACCGGCTTATAATTCAGCATCCGGCGCGCCTCGTTCCGGGTAAGAATCGGAGCGCCCACGGCGGTTTGCAGAATCTTATATTGCTCCGCGAAATCGCCCCGCAACTTCGCCTCGACATTGAACTCGACAAATTGCTCGGGTGGCGCGCCAATCATAGGGGCTAGGAAAGTGTTAAAACGCTGTTCTAGCGCCACAATCCAAGACCCTAAAGTATTGGTATAGAGCTGGCGGGAATAAGCAGTTACGTTGGAATAATTCGCATCATCAGTAATACCCACCATCACCGGGGGGACGTGGTACACCTGGCAGACGGCTTCTAGCGATAGCTTGGTGGCTTCTGCCCATTGTTCCTCACGCGCTGAAAACCCGGTGCGCTTGAACTCGATCCCATCCTCTAGCAGTGGATTCGAGCCTGCCATTTTGCCGTTCGTGCCGGTGAAGTCTTCCCACATCCTGTAAAACTTGCGCCGGGCTGCGTCGTCCCATTCCGGGGCATCTTTCGGGCGGGCTAAATACCCGTTAAAGCGTCCGGCGGATTTCCAGATTTGGGTTCTAAAATTCCGCGCCTGGTATTGCTCTTCTAAAGTTGTGCGGAGTGCTTCGACTGGTGAGGCGTTGCCGTCCATTCCATCCGGAGACCAGCCGGGAAAACTTAACACTTGGTTGGCTGGTATTTCTACCGATTGCGGGTTGTCCCCGGTAGCGGCGAAAAAGGTTTTAGGCGCGCCGAACGCGTCCATCTCCACGGTCAGCCACTCGTTAGGGAGTAGCCGCAGCTCGGGTTGCCCATCTTTCCCGATAGTTACCCACACATAGGAATCAGAATAAAGCGCTATTTGCGTCACTAGGGCGCGTAGGAACTCGCCTAAAGTCTGATTAGGGTTAGGACGCTTAAAAACATTCGCTAAAACACCCTGCCTAACCCTGTCACGATCCCCCGCCGCCGTAGTCTCGAAAACATGAATTCCCAGTTGCGCCACATTAGTGGCGATATAGTCGACGACCGTCCGCAAGTGCGGCTCAGTCCGCCAAATATCAGCGACGGATTTACCAATCAGCCCGCTATCATCCACGGGGGCTTCTAAAACCTGCAATTCTAGGGGTATGCCGCGCCAAATGGATACCATTTTGGAGGGTTGCCGCGACCTAATCCGCCCCGTATAGGCTTTTAAGCTCTCAAGTAGGCTCATAAGTCCTCCCACCAATCCCGATTTTCTTCGTCAGCGTCCCCGGTGGCAGGTTCTCCCCCCTCCCTGGTTCCGCTAGTTGCGGGGAGGGTTAGCCACCAATCGCCCGGCATCTCCCGATACGCCGAAAGTCGTTTATCTGTCTCCACTGGATTCACCAGCCCATAAAGCGCCCAAGACGCAGCTACTAGCGGGCAAATATCCACCGGTTTCGATAAAGTTCTTGCCCATGCTTGCGCCTCCGCCACAGACCGCACCAAAGCACCGCCCGCCGCGACATCCAAAGCGGGTTGCCCAATATGCCTGAGTTCCCCCGCGACCACGCGGTCTTTAAATTGCCCAGTCGCAGCCCCTAGCATCGTGCCTTGCACTAGCCGCGCCTTGATTTGTAGCCGCCCTAGTGGTTCGGTGAGTTCGGATGCGGGACAGCCCCGCGCCTGTATCATCACAGAGCCGGGCGCGTGCTTCTCCACGAACTCCTGCACCCAATCTGTCACCCATACCATGCCGGAACGCGCCGCGACCACTTCCACATGAGGCACACCATCGGCACGCCAGCCCGCGACAGCCACGGCAGAAAAAGACCTATCCACCGCCGTATCAATCCCGATAGCAAGCGGCGACCCCTCAGCGATTTGGGAATCGGCGTCTAGGCATTTACCCCAAGCCTCGCGCGGCAAATACGGTTCACGGATAGCTTTAACCCACTGGCAAAGGTTCTCAGTCCTAAAACCCTCGATAGCATCCCCGACATCCGCGAGCTGAGCCTCTAGCGCTTCTTCTGTGATTGTGTAGCCTAGTGCCGGGTTGGCTTGCGCCCACGCGTCCCGGTCATCGACCTTAGCTTTTTCCGGTGCCGACCACCCATAGTAAGCGAAAGACCCGCCCGCCTTAATCTGCGCGATTCCTTGTTTACGGAGCGTAGCTAAAACGACGGATTTATGATCCCCCGCGTTGGATAGGCATAGGGTTAGGGCGTTGCGTTGCGCAATCGCGGTATTAGTCGCCGCGTTCCAGCCGTCCCAGTTGTAGTGCTCGCGTAGCTCGTCCATGATGATTGTGTCGGCTGATTTCGACCTAGCGCCCTGGCGGCTAGCGGACGCGACCCTATAGACCGCGCCATTCGTGAGCTTCAGCTCTAGCCCGGTGTTGCCCTGCCTGACTTGTTCAACTGCCCCGGCAAGCTCCGGGGTGTGCTGGGCGTACTGCACAGCCTCGAGCCAGGTCTCCCGCGAGGTATCAAGGTTTTGTGCCGTGCCTAGCACATAGGTTGAGTGATCGACGTACATGCGCCAGAGCGTCAAAATAACCGCGAGCGTGGTTTTCCCATTCTGGCGGGCGACCTCAATCAAAACCCGCCTAAACCTGTACTCTCCATTCTCTTTGATCTCGAGCATGTGAACGAGCGCCCACTTCTGCCAAGGCAAAAGCTCAACCCGCAAAATCTCTTTCGCAAACTCGATAACGTCAAAACCGAGGGTCGTTTCAGGGGTTAGTGGTCTTAGGGGGCGTGTCCAGATGCGAGGCTCAGTAACCCCAAAACGAGGTTCGCCCATGCCTTAGCCCGCCTGCTCGCTATCGGTCTTAACTAGCCGGATACGGTCACGCGCCGCCCGCATCTTCCCAAGCGCCGTAGCCTCCGCCGCTTCGCCCTTATCCCTAGCGTTCGCCGCCGCCTCCAACCGAGCCGCCGGGGTAGCCTGCATATCAGCAAGAATCCCCTTCAAATGCGGCAGCAAATAAAGCGCCTTAGTGACCTCTAGGGAATGACCAGATGCGACAACTTGGTCAATCTGAAACGCGATCCGCCGCCCGCTAGAAACTAGCGCGGCATCTTTCCCGTCAGCGTCCAGCCCCTCACTAGCACACGCCGCCACGGTCTTATCGAAAGCCTCCACCAGCGGCAAAGTATCGTCACCGGGAACGTTAAGCCCCGCCATACGGTCTTGCACGTCCAAGAACTGCCGCGCCGCCGCCACATCACCCTCAAACGCGGCTTTTTGTAGCTTCAAAGCTAAGCCGCGCAACACCTCGAAATCGATTTTGCGTTGCTGCTCTGAGGTCGGGCGTGCCTTACGGGTAAGCGAGGACACCGCGATTTGCCGCGCCTTACGCGGGGAAATGTTTAGATTATTTGCGATTTCGTCAAAGTTAGCGCCCGCGCGAATCATCCCGCGCGCTTTATTCTCTAAAACCTCTTTTTGACGGCGCTTCTCATCCCGTGCGGTCTTATCGGTTTTCGCTGCCATGCTTTAGCCTCCAATCGTGGGTTAGCCCTGGTGGGTGCGATAGGGGTCGGGTTTTGCTGGGGGG